TGTTTTTAATTATTACTAATTGAATTATGCGTAAGGTGTGACTTGAGATAAATCAGTTGCCTGATTCATACCAGTAACAAATACGACATGATAGTAATTAGCAGCCCCGAAGAGATGATCAACAACACCATAACGGGTTAAGAGACCAACCTTAGGATAGAATCCGTTAGGATCGATAGAACGCTGAACCATAACAGGGATGTAAGGACAGTAAATAATACCAGAATCATAGTATTCAGGTCCTTTGTATCCGAGTAATGCGTATTCAATCTTATTGTTCTCATCAGCACTTAAGTTGTATTGAGCTTCGGTGCGAGTATCACGATAGACGTTGAAACGACCACCGACATTACCAACCTTAGCAACACCAACAGGAGATGTGTTAACATTACCTTCAACTGTCATCCAGCTGAATTCAGGTAACATTTCAAGAATAGCACAAACGCGAGGGGTTGCAACAATGAAGTTAGCAGCACCACGACGATTGCGAACAGCCATTCTGTTTGCTTCAATGATCAATTTCTGATATAAGGCGCGATTACGCTCAGCCATCCAACGACCATCAGCTGATGCAACATTGAATGTAGAGAAACCAGAACCAGAACCACCACCGATAGCGGCCTTGATCATACGAATGATCATTTCACGGTCGATTTCAGCTTGGATCTCATATGACATAGCATTGGTTAACTCAGCGTCAACGTCAATACCATTCATGTTCTTGAGATCTTGCTCTAATTCAACAGACCAACGAGCACCTAATCTACGAGTACCAGCTTCAACAGCTGTCTTTTCGAAGCTAAGTTCGACTGTTGGCATATTAGCAGCATCATCTAACTCAAATGCGCTAAGAGCAGCAGCAAAACCGAGATCAGCAGCGTTAGCAGCAACATCACCACCAGAAGCATTTTTGAAGTTGAATGTACCAACACCAGAAGCACCAGTATAACGGGTGTCTAACTGATTGTGTCCTAATTCACCTTGAATACCACCAGCAGGTGTAACACTCTCAGGAGTACCACTGTTAGAAGCAGCGCTACCATTTAAGCCGGTAGCAGAGTACTTGTAACGAAGGGCGAATGCCAATCCAACAGGTCCACTCATAGGCTGAACACCAACGATTTCGTTAGTAATCAACTCAGGGAATGTACGACGGATCATTGGGATCAAGATCTTAGGAAGTCTTTGATCACCAGTAGCGTATGTATCAGAGGTAGCATATGCTCCTCCACCTTGCGCGTCAGTACCAACAGGAGAACCTAAGGCACCACCGGCGCCGGCTTCGTTGGCTTCCTTCAAACACCACTGCTCTTGGTTTTCCAAAAGCATGGCTGTGTTAAGACGGGTATGACTATCTTTGATAGCGCTGACCTTGTTAGAGGTATAGTCCAAAACTGGACTCCACTTCTCCAACAATTGTGCAGCCCTACCACCGTCAATATAATTAGTATTTGGTCTTGTTTGTGTTTCGTTCATAATTTTATATTTTGGGTTTTAAAAGGGTCCTTTACATTGGAGATCAGGTAACGAGTACCTCAACAAGTTGAAATTACATAATCCTTGATAACGCATTGATATAAGGATTAAAAGGCTCTACTGATTCGGTTGTTAATTTTTGATCTACATCTTCCTTAATTTGAGATTTGCTAATAGCATCTTCTTTAAGGACCTCTAATGCATCAGTATGCTTTTTATCAAACATCTTAACTGTATAATCAAAATTTTCACGAATAAACTCTAAATCTTTACCGGAAAATGTCTTGGTAATAAACTTAGATTTCTTTTCATCGAAAGATTTTGTTTTTTCTTGTAAGAAAATAGTCTTTTTGAGTTCAACTAACTCAGAAGCAAGAGCATCGCGTTGTTCAGTGAGATCAGTTAAGCGACTTGACGCATCATCTAATCTCTTTTTACCATCAACAACACCTTCTCTGATACTTTCATTAGCGAGAGCAAGATCAACCCCTAATGTCTTGCGAAAGTTCTCTAGAATGGAAAGAGCTTTCTTATTATTAACTGCTTCTTGAATAGATTTAGCAGGAATAGCTTGATCAATATAAGTCTCTAAATAGTCAGAAATACTTTCTACTACTGTATCTCTGAGCTTAGCAGCTTCATTATTGAGCTCTCTCTGATATTTAGCAATAACCTGCTTAAGCTTATTGGTTCTATCAGTATCAAGAGATTCAACAACCTTTTCTAGCTTGCGGCAGTGATCTTTGTCAATAGCTTCAAGTAGCGTCTCTAATTTAGCGGCGTACTTCTCGTCTTGTTCGTTAAGAGCAGCTGCGACTGCAATTTTCGAACGCTCTTCTGCTTTAGAATCTAACTGTTCGTTAAATGTCTCTTCAATTGCTTGAAGAGTATCCTCAGTGAGAACATCCTTAGCAGCCTCTTTTAGTATATCAGTTATGTTGCTCATCTTAAAATAAATCTTTCTTGTATGCTTTTTTGATCCTTTCTTGGATCTTATATTCTATTGCCTTTTTTAACTCTGCGTTTGCCTTACTATAATTCTTAGTATGTACGTTGTTAATAAAAGACTTAATAGACTCTTTTAGTTTACTGTCCATCATAATTATTTATTATTATTTAAAAGTTTTTTATGAAACTAATTATCTGCTCTCTAAGATAACAATCTAAATCCTTTTTAGGTAAATTACTGATACTCTTTTCGAACTTATTATAAATCTCTTCATACTTACCATCAGAAGCAAGTACCCATTGTTTAGACTCAAGAATACCATTAACAAAAGCTTTAGGAAAGGAGGGATCAGCAACACAGTCAATAGCAACTAACTTCATATCAGATACTAAAGAAACACCCTCAGGAGTTTCATCAAGTTTACCTAATGCTCTACTAGAAACCCCGACTTTAACTCCATCCATAACTAAGCTTCTTACAATTTGACCACAAGGAGTGCTTAATACTTTAGACTTACCGTAAAAAACATTATCTTTTTGTTTTAACTCAGTGACTATATGACAGGCTCTCTCAAGATCAACTTCAGCAGTAGTGGGGTGATTTAATTCCCCCATAGCTCTGTTTTCGTCGATCATTTCAGAAGTATAACGCGTTACTTCTTTAGCCATTTCTTCGAGATTATATATTCTATTATTACGATTTTTTTCAGAAGCCATCATAAATGGTCCCTGAATATAAAGCTTCGAAGGCTCTTTCGCATTCTTTTCTTCGACTATATACTCGAAATCACTAAGATCCGGTTTTTCTACTAAAAGTTTAAA